TTAGATGCTCTCGGTTATCTTCATTCCAGGGTTTACCTTGGAAGATCATCTTCTTAACAATCTCCATGAACTCACCGCCCTCAGCATTAATACCAACAGCAGCGGTCAGAAGTCGCTCAATATTAACACCTTGCTGATTAAGTTCAGCAAGTCGAATAGCAAAATCATCATAATTCTTAGATGCATCGCTAGTCACAAAATTAACAAACTCAAGATACTTACTGGTATCAACTTCATTAATTTGCTTTTCTTCAGCACCATCAGTTGGGACTGTACCAAAACCATTAGACATAAATTACCTCAATACTTAAAGTCGGTGAATGTTTTTCGTGTTGATTTTTTAAACAAGTTTTCTGGTTCTTCATCTAGTTCTTGACCAGAATCAACCAAATCATCTTGTGCGGATTGCTCAACATCATACAATCTCATCTTGGCCCTGTCAATACCAACAATGAATCGTTTGTTCATTGTGGGATCATTATAGCGGTTTTTCAACTGTTTGACAAGGATCTGGTTCATCTGCTCCAACTCCTCCGTAGAAATCAAAGCGAACATTAGGTCTGCAGTTGCAGGTAGACCGAAAGACTCAGATGTATCCGTAAGTTCAACATCAGTACTTCCATATCCGCTACGAGTCGTTTGAGTTGCACTGACAATAGGAACATTGAATTCCACTGCCAAACCACGAAGTTCCTCTGCGATTGATTTAACAAGAGTATAAGAATTGATATTACTTCCACCCTTAAATCTTGAAGAGGAACAGATATTTAAATAGTCAATAAAGATAATATCAGGTTTAAATCCTTTCTTCAGAGCAAGTTCGTTAAGAAGAGATTTAAAGTGTCCCGCGTGTGCAGATGCCGTTGGGTATTCTTTAATGATGAGTTTACCCACAGTCTTGCGAGCAAGTTTGATAATCTTACTTTCATAAAGTTGTTTAGGTAAATCCTGTAGTTGCTGAATATTAATGTTCAGCAGATTGGCGTCGATTCGTTCTGCGATTCGTTCTTCTGCCATTTCCAAGGTGATGTATAGAACATTCTTACCTTGAAGAAGAGCAGCAGCACCAACGTGACACATGAAGAGAGACTTACCGACACCTGTTCCTGCCAAGGCAATATTGAGTGTTTTTGAAGGTAAACCACCCTTGGTGATCTTGTTAAAAAACTCCAGATCGAAGGGTATCTTTTCTTCTTTACGATGATAGAAATCATAGCGTCCCTCAAAGTCATCAATGTAATCGTGACCGACATGCTCATCGAAACAAACACCAAGAGCTTCTTGTAGAATACTTGGAATAGCATCACGACTCTTTGTGTTATCTTTTCCGTCTGCAATCTTAATTGCTTCTAACAGAGAAAGATATACTGCCCTATCCTTACACCACTTCTCAGTAGTATTAACCAACCAGTCAAAGTCAACTTTATCTTCAGTTAAAGATTGCAGTAGTGTTAGTACACTCTGAAATCCATCATGACTTAAATCGGTTCTATGTTCAGACTCAATTGCAATAGCATTTAATGGTGGCAATGTCTGATAAGTCTGAACATACTTATTGACCTCATCAAAAACTACACGCTCTTCTATGCTCTCGAAGTACTCGGATTTGATAAATGGAAGAACTTTTCTACAATACTTCTCGTTATATACGAGATTCTTTAATACCAATACTTCCAGTTTATCCATCATAGGTAATGACAATAACTTCCAACAATGTACTTAGTTTCCGATTGGGTGGGCAGACCCGCATGAGGGAACATCCACAGTGGCGGGAACACCAGTATCCTACCACGCTTTGGTTGGATTGACAAGTCCAGATAAGGAAATCTTGTCTCTCCACCATATTCGATATCATTTAGATATAAGAAGAAGGACATGTACCTTCTTGCAGAATTGTAATTACCTACGTCCACATGTTCTGCAAACTCATCATCCTCAGGAAGATATCTTTTGATTCTAAGTTCTTCCAGAGCATACTGAGTAGGATGCTCATCTGTAATTCCATTATCAACAGTATACAAACTAACTGCTGACATAAAAGTATCCACTAATTTCTGATGGAGTTCTCTATCATGACCAGTGGATTCATCACCATCTCTGGTGAACTGTGTCAAATTCAATTCAGTGAAATTTGGCCTTCGGTCTCTGTCAATTCTCACTTGATGATTTTGATACTTTTCGAACAGTTCAATAACTTCATTACATTCCTGTTCTCCAATCATATCATCATAGACCTTGATAAGGTCAGTCAATCTCTTCGCTAACATCTTCAATCTCCTCTTTTACAATGCCTTGTCCATATAGATATTCTTTTCTGGCGCATTCATCCAACGCTTGCATAATCTCTGGACTAAAGTATTTTTCGGGATCCGCGAGAATTGTTTTCGGATAGACGGACGTTCCATCGATTTTATAGCGATTACCAACTCTCTCAAAGACTCCGTATTTCTCTCCAAGTTCAAGCAATCCGTAGTAAGGATCGAGTCCCGTGTCGTAGTAAAGCCTCGTCTCAGCAATGGAATTCTCTTTAGTAAATCGAGACTTCTGCGCTTTGCACTTGATAATATTTCCGACGATTTCTTTACCGTCTTTTTCCTTCGATTTTGTGAGGTAGATAATAGTAGAAGCGGCATACTTAAGACCACTACCACCGCCCATTTCTTTAGTTGGAACATAAGCACCTACAACGTCATATGTGTGATTAGTAACTAGCATAGGAATATTTGCCTTACCTAGTTTCAGAGTTAGAACTCGGAACACAGATTTAGTTACCTGAGCGCGAGTCATGTCTCGGGTTTCTTTACCTTCAGAACTATCTTCAATCTCTTTCGTAGTAGAAAGATTGCCAAGAGAGTCTAGGACAAACATTAAAGGTTGCCTATCTTTTTCTTTCTGTTCCAGATACTTGTCAATAATACGAAGGGATTGAGTACGAAACTCTTGCACAGTCACAACAGGAACGATGATCATTCGCTTGGAATCAATACCACGCTCTTCGATCATTGCTTTAGTAATTGCGGATTCTGACTCAAAGTAGACAACACCCGCGTTAGGATTACTATCGAGAAAACGTTTGACAATAGACAGACAAAAGAAAGTCTTTCCAGTAGAAGTTTCTCCCGCAATAGCCGTAATTTTGTTTGACGGGATGCCACCATGAATCGACCCTGATACCAGAGCATTAAAAATATAACTGCCTGTATCAATGAAAGCATCACAGTCGCCAGCAGCAACACCATCAGAAACGAGACCAGCATATTCATTACCAATCTCCTTTACTACATCTTGTAAGAAATTCATGCGAATAAAAACTCCAACGTGTTAATCTTTTCTGTTTTCCAACCGATAGTATCTAGAATTGTTTTGAGTGGTTCTAGAAAACTCTTTTCGAATTGTACATCATAGTCAATGGATTTGTCAAGTCCCAATTCCTTGGGAAGTTCCTGAATAAATGAAACTATATTCTCGTTGATCTTATTTGGCGTTCGTAGGTAGATGAACTTAACTTTCTCTCCCTCTTGGATAATAGGATACTTATGAGTAAGGTTATGCTTTCGGAGATAGTGATTATACAATAATGCACCTCGGACAGCAATAGGCGTACTCTTTCCATAGATGGTAACTCCACTGCTAAATTTTGATAGGTTGTTTACACCACGGGGGAATGCGATCTGCTCTGGATCCATCTTCTTAAATTCGGAACGAAACTCTTCAATGAATTTGATGAGATCGTCATTGGTTTTAGTCATGATGACTTTCAAAGCATCCTTAATCTTCTGACGGCAAGGTGCTGGAGTAGAAGATTTGACTGCTTCAATACCCATCATCTTGAGTTTTGGTTCACTATATCGAACGCCCTCAACGTCCCAAGCATTCAGGATGTAGCGTTTCTTTGCAGTCCAGATACCTTTGTCTGCAATAGTCTCACGCTTCATGAACATCTTTTGATCATAAGCATTTACGTACCTGGCCAATTCCGCATAAGAACTTTCAATATACTTTTCAAGTTCCACCTTACAGACCTTATCAAGGAACGAAACAATGCCTTCAGGAGTTTTCTCTCGTCCCTTGAATACTGCTTCCACAAAAGGACCAAGGTTAAGATACACAGAGTCAGTATCAACAGCAATAACATAATCTTTATTGTCAGACTTTAGAATCTTATTTAGATATTGATTGAGTTTATTTTCAATCCAACGAATAGACAACTGACCAGACAAAGTAATTGCCTCAGCATTCTGAAGATTGTAGTAACGGAAGTATTGGTTTCCGATAGCACCATAAGCAGAGTTGAGTTGAATCTTTCGTGCCATCTGGATATTGGTAAACTTAGCAATATCATTCTCCAACTTCTCAGTTGGATTCTTCTCATACTCAGATTTAGCCGCAAGCATCTTCTTTTTGTAGATGGTACGGTCATCGTAAATACGCTGCATCATCTTGGGGAGGAACCCCTGGAGGTCTGTGCGGTACATGGCACCGTTAGCGCACACCGTCTCGCCCT